AGAATCTACTCTTTAAACTGGTCAATATTTGCGACCCGTGAAACTGTCCTCAACCTTTACACACTGGGCAACGTGGAATGTCATAACAACTCCCCGAAACATTTTTTGTGCTTCCTGCTTGGCGGTGAAGGGCAGCTCATGTGTTCGGCGCACTGCCGGGCAATGCACGAACTGCAGGGCATGTTCCAAGAGTACAAGCGAAACCGGCTTGATGATGAAATAAACTTGCAGCAGTTTTACGTCAGCAAGGTCAAGCAGGCGGGGGCGGTTATATATCAGGCGGTATAGTGGCGGTATGCCATTTTGTCTTGACATTTTGACAAAAATACTCTATAGGAGAAAACAGACATGCAAAACGAAGAAACAGCGGAAATTTTGAAAATTATAAAGCGGTGGCAGGATGAAAAAAAATACGGTCAGATAGTTTTGAATTTTTGCGCAGGCAAAGTGCCGCACGTCAATTTACATGAAACCCGAAAACTGCGGAGCAACTCAAAGCCGGTGTGTGAAAAAGTAGTTTCGTTTTAATCAGCAAAAAGGGCAATCTGAAAACAGAAGCCTGATATGTGGGGAATAGTCTCCACTGTCAGGCTTTTTTATTGGAGCAAAAAAATGCTTTTCATTTCTCAGGCTGCAAACATCGTGCAGCAAATGTATCAAAGCGCAATCGCAAGTACTACAACCGCCCGGAAAGAAGAAGCCGCAAAACGCTTATCTTACTACCACGATGAGCAATCAACCTACATTTACGAAAAACTGAAAGCGAACTTTGCAGACCCGGCGCAGATCACACCCGCTTTTTGTAATATCGTTAAAAAAATTGTCAACAATCTTGCAATGACCTACATTTCTCCCGCAGCCCGTGAGATTGAGGGAACGGAGCAGGACAAGAAAATCTTTGCGCAGATTGTTGACAGTGCTGCGCTTGATATGCGGATGAAGACCGCAAGCCGGTATGTGAAACTTTTAAAAAGTCTCCTGTTGCGTCCAGTGTGGCGAAACAACCGGCTTGATCTTGATATTCTCACGCCGGACATTCTTGACGTGAAGTGCGGTGACACCCCCGAAAACCTCAAGCAGGTGATGATTACCCATTACCCGGAATCAGGCAAGCAGCAAGAAATCACCTACACGCTTTGGGACGCTGAGACCGTCAAAACGCTGGACTATCAGGGCAGGAATACGGCAACGGTTGAAAATCCATATGGTGTACTTCCCTTTGTCCCCTTATGGGACAGATCACCCACGGCTGATTTTTTTCAAAGCGGCGGTGATGATCTGATTTGCCTTCAAGAAGCAATATCAGAGAAGCTCACAGACCTTCTTTACGTGATCCGCTTTCAGGGCTTCGGCGTTGGTTATACAACCGGCTTTGGCAATGCGGTTGGCACTGTAAAAGTCGGTGCGGGAACGCTTTTGACGCTGCCCGAAGGGGGGACGGTGGGTTATGCGCAGACACATGCGCCGATTTTAGAAATTGTCAATGCCATTGACCGGCTTATAAAGTGGGCTTGCGTTTCAAATGGTCTTTCCGCTGCAAGCATGTCGACAGAACCCACAGAGGAAAGCGGCGTTTCAAAGATCGTGGGCAACCGTGAGCTTGACGAATTGCGCCTTGACGATATGCAGCTTTTCCGCATTTACGAAAAGCGGCTGTTTGACATGATGCGCATTGTCTGGAACACACACAACAACGCAAAAAAAATATCAGACAGCGCAACACTCAAAATCAACTTTTATGATCCGAGGCCCGCACTTTCAGCAGCAGACAAGGCAAAGCAGGATGAAACAGAGTTGACCACGGGCATTATCAGCCCCGTTGATTTGATGCTTGAGAAAGACCCCGACATTAAGACACGGGAAGAAGCCCTGCAGCGGCTTATGCAAATAAAAGAAGAAACCCGGACTTTAACCGGAACGATATAAAACCCCGTCCCCCCGGACGATAAACGGAGATTTAAAAAAATGAGTGAAGAAAACAAAAACGAAACGGAAAACGGCAACGATAAAGCCGAAAGAAGCGACAAGAAAACGGACGACACCGCCGCACAAGGTGACAATGAACACATGATCCCGAAAAGCAGGTTTGATGAAGTCAATTCAAAAAGAAAACAGGCAGAATCAGCGGTTGAGCTGGTGCTTGCTGAACTGCTGGAGGATGTTCCCGAGGAAATGAAAGGACTTGTTCCTTCCCTACCGCCCGTTGAAAAATTGAAGTGGCTTCGGACTGCACAAAAGCAAAATCTTTTTGGCTCAAAAAAGATTGAGTCCCCGGACTCAAGGAGACCGGGCGGAAAAACGCCGCAGTCAGTTGAGGGGCTAAGCCCCTTAACAATGCGGTCTATGGGTTACAAAACAACATAACTTAACAATCATTATGGAGATTTATTTATATGTCACTTACCTTAGTTGAATATGCAAAACTTTGCACTGACCCGCTTCAGAGGGGCGTTGTTGAAGTATTCCCCCGCACTTCACCCGTGCTTGAAAAATTGCCGTTTTTGAGTGTGTCGAGCAACTCTTACAGATACAATCAGGAAGCGGCACTTCCGGGCATTGCCTTTCGTGGCATCAACGGCACTTACACCGAAAGCACCGGCGTGTTAAATCCCGTCACTGAGGCTCTTTCCATTCTTGGCGGCTTCTCAGATGTTGATCGTGTGCTTGTTAAGACTCAGGGCAACATTAACGACATTCGTGCAGTCCATGATGGACTCAAGGCTAAGTCCGCAGCGTTGAAATTCACAAAATCTTTTTTTAAGGGTGATCCCGAGAGTACCCCCTCAGATTTTTATGGACTTCAAAGCAGGCTCACCGGCAACCAGCTTATAAAATGCGGCAATACTTCGGGCGGCGATACGCTCACCCTTGCAAAAGTGGACGAGCTTATAAATGCCGTTATCGGCAGCCCGGACATGTTGTTCATGAACAAGACTATGCGCACGAAGATCAACACGCTTGTTCGGGCGGCTGGTTCTGCGATTGAAACAGTCAGCGGAGCTTTCGGGCAGCGGCTTGAAGCATACGCAGGCATCCCCATCGGTGTTATCGAAGAAGACGAAACAGGAACGGACATTTTCCCGTTCACTGAATCGGCTTTTGGCGGCGGTTCTTCTGTCTGCACGTCAATATATGCCGTGCGTTTCGGCGTGTCGGAGTATGTGTGCGGACTGCAATGCGGTGAAATGGATGTTCTGGACATGGGACTTTATTCAGGCGGTGTCAAGTATCGCACTCTGATTGAATGGATTTGCGGCTTTACCGTGTTTCACCCGAAAGCAGCGGCAAGGCTGTACGGCATCAAGAACGCATAACGCACAGGAGATAAAGCCGATGAAAATAAAAACGGTAACTGTACTGATTGTATTTTTTGCGCTGGTAACTTGTTCTTATGCGCTTACGGGCAATCAGATTGAAACCGTCACGCTTTTTAATCAAGCCGTATCTGCCGGGACTTCGGTTTATACTGAAAGCCGGAATTTGTCAAACACCAACGGACAATTCAGTATTCAAGTTGAGGCAACCGGCAGCGGGACGGCAAAGATAGAATTTCTCGTCAGCAATGACGGAGAAAACTTTGTCTGCCCGTCCGGTTATGACAACGTTCTGTTTTCCGGTTTATTGTCAACCGATGGTCAACCAATAAAATTTATTGAGTTGCCGGTTGCGCAATACGTAAAGTTTAAAGTTACGGAAACCGGCAGTTCTGCCAGTGTGACGGTTAAAATCACTCTTTCGCTTTTATAACGTGTCTAAAATGTGGACTGCTATGAAAAAAAACATGATGACCGCTACGTCAGCTTCAGCGTGTTTCATGGCAGTCACAGCCACATGGCTGAAGCGGTGACATATTAAATTGTGTTGCCGCCTCTGCCGGTGGTTCAATATTGGCTTCAACGAGTGGCTCATGGTTACCACTCCTTTCTAAATGCAGGGGGCAGCGGAAAATATCCGCCCCCTTGCTCCTCAAAACATGATTGAATATGATAGATGACTTTCTAAAATATCAACATCAAGTAGAAAAAAGAGCAAACCAGCTTCAGAAAGACATGCTGGACTGTCTTTATAAATCCCGTGAACGGCTTACGGGTAAAATCTTAACCCTTCAGGATGAAATATTGAAGGGAGACTTCAACAGCGAGCCGCTACTGAGAAGAAAAAAACTTCTGGAAGCGCACCGGCAGGAAGTTGAGAAGATCATCAAAGAAGTTTATGCGGACATCGGCGTTGAACTTCAGGACGCCGGGGAAGATGTGATCCGGGCGTCAGTCCTGAAAAGCACTATTATACTTAATGAAAATTTGAGCATGTCGGTTGTACTGCCGAAGCTCACAAAAGAAAACGTACAGGCGTGGTTTGAGACATCAACCGTTGACGGGCTTCTGATAAACGATTACTTGAAAAAACTCGAAGCCGGGACGGTTGACCGCATATTAAGCACTACCCGGCAGGCTTTGATTGAAGGCAAAGGCGCAACGGCAACGGTCAAGATGCTGCGGGAAGCGGGCGTTGAGGGTAGCGCAGTTGGTCTTGAAGGGCTTGCCCGCACAATGATGTTATCAGCTTCAAATTATGCCCGTGAGAAAGCCGCTGAGGGCTTTAGAGACGCTTTAAGAGGCTGGAGGTACTTGGCAACCCTTGATAGCCGTACGTGCCTTGTGTGCGCTTCTCAGGACGGCAAATTTTACGAGTATGACGAAAACAAGCCGCCCTTGCCGAAGCATTGGAACTGCCGTTGTGTGTATATCCCGGAAGTAAAAACGGAGTTTCAGGACAAGGACGGCAAGCGTATTGCCAAAGACCCGGAAGGTAAGTCAACCTATGTACCTGAGGGCATGACCTACAACACATGGTTAAAAAAGCAGCTTGCGAGTGATCCCGCTTTTGTCAAAGACATTTTGGGGAAAGCACGTTTTGAAATGTTCAAAGACGGCAAGCTCACACTTAACAGCATGGTTGCGGAGGGCAGGATCAAGAACCTTTCGGAAATATCAAGGTAGCCGTGCAAAACGATAAAATAAATATAAAAGTTTATGCTGTTTGCTCTAAGTGCCCGCACAAAAATGATTGCAAAAAGCCGTGTGAGCCGGTGCGGTATTACCTGTATGACGGCGAAAGCACGGCAATGGAGAAAATCAGGGGACGGGACGAGCAGGGGCGGGCTATCCTTGTAAATTACGGGTTTAATCATGAAGTTGAAGTGCGGTTTTCTGAACTTGAAGACAGCCAGTCAAAGCAAGGCAAGGAAAAGGATTTTGTCGAAAAAAAAATATTAAATATTCAAGACTCACCATTCCAAAGCTTTGAGCCGCAATTTCTGCAAACAAAAATATTCATCGACCGATACCTCAAGGGCATGAGCTTTGAGGACATCGGAAAAAAGCACGACATCAGCACAAAAGCGGCAGCGAGCATTAGCACTTCTTCAAAAATGAGGTTTTTAAATCTTATGCGGAAATTTGACACAAGGCAAGAGGGTATAAAAGCATTGAATCATAAAAAATATACTCTGCTGGATGAGCAAAAATTTTTTTTGCTCAACAAGGTCTTCGGGTTCACTGCAAGGGAAATTTCGGCAATGTTCGGAGGCATTGACATGAAGTATATTTCCGCAGCCGTGGGCAGCCTTTTCAAACAGTACCAGAAATACTTTCCTGAAGAACCAGACCTCAAAGAACCGGAAGGGACGGCTTGAAACAAAAAAAAACTTACTCAAAAAAGAGGTTTTATTATGAAGGTGCTTGCGCTGGACATAGCCACAAAAACCGGTTGGGCGTTTCATTCAGGGAGTTGCGAAATGCCCTACGTGTCCGGGACGTGGAACAACACACCGAAGCCGGGGACAAAGACAAGGGAAGCAGAACCGGCACACTACCGGCTGAAGCACATATATGAAAATCTATGTTCTTTCAGGGCTGAGCACGGTCTTCCCGATTTGCTGGTAATAGAGGAAGCTCAGGGCTTCATAAGGGGCAAAGCAGCGGTTGAGTCTTCTCACCAGTACCGGGCTATTGTTTTATACTGGTGCGCTGTTGCCGGTGTCCGGGTTGTGACCATTAACCCAAACGATCTTTTATATTTTGCGCTGGGAAAGCGCACCTGTAAGCGGGACGAGAAAAAACGGGAGATGATAACCCTTGCCCGGACACGGTACGGATACACGGGCAGCAGTGACGATGAGGCAGAAGCAATTATTTTACTTCACTGGGCTTTAAGGCATTATGCGGCGTGAAACATTGCGTGAAACATTAAAAAAGAATTGATTTTATCCCCGATGCGTGTTGTTAATCTGTCACGCTTTTTGTAATAAAATTTTCTTGACAATTTTTTAGGCAGTTGTATTGTGAAATTGCGTTAAACACAAATCGGAGTGCTGACCCGTGAGACAGCGTTTTTTTTGCCTAAAAATTATAATATTGCGCAAGTGTCCCCGTATCGTGAGGTACGGGGCAACCTATTTGTGGGTTGACGCAACACTTGCGCATTTTTTATTACAGAAAGGGGACAGTTATGATGGATGATTATCTTGAATACCTGAGGAGCATCGTGCGTAGTATCAAAACGGATTCAAAAGAAGCAGAAGTACAACAGCGCAGGCAAAAAATAAAACCTAAACTGAG